TCGTGTGTTTTTCTTTTACCCTCATTGTAAAAAACTTCTGATACATCGTATATAGCTACATCAAGAGTTCCTTTATCCATTACACCGAATTTAAACTCGCTATAAGGCACATTGAACAATGAGCAGTAGATGTACACCTGTATATCATATCCATACTTACGAGCTGAGTAGGGAAAGCCCTTTACGTCAGTTGTAGTCTTTAGGTCAACGATTTTGTTTTTACCTAATACATCTGCTTTTGCTCTAAAGGGATAACCACCTATCATACCACAGGCAGGTACTTCAAACTCGCTATTGTCTAATAATCTTAATGCCTGTTCGTTTCTTAGGAACGCATCAGCTAATCTTTCAGCATCTCGCTTTTCCTTTTGTGTAAATACTTTGCCATGCTCTGCTAATGCTTCCTTATACTTCTTTGTGTTTTTGCTTTGCACATCTACAAATATCTGATTGTTAAAAACTGAGGGTTCGAGGATGGCGGTATGGAAGAGCCACCCATCTCTTAACGGCTGTGATTCAGGCGAACCATAGTCTGTTACAAACTTATACTTCTTTGGGCTTGTTGATAGCATCTTGATTGATGATGAGCTTAATGCTGCCTTAGCCATATACCCATAGTAAAACTCATCTTCCTTTAGTAAATCTATAAGGGTGTCTTTCTTAAAGCGTTCCCCATTTAGCAGTGTTATCTCGCTCATCTTTGGTCTGCTTCAAAACAAGTTCCACTACAATACTCTGCTGACCTGCCTACTTCTGTACCACACATAGGGCATGAGTACTCAGGCTCTTCTATACATCTTAAATAATCGCTATATTCCATATTTATTTTCTTTTAAGTTCTCTAACTCTTTCTCTACTCGTCTTGCACGTTCCACAGCTCTAATAACTGATTGACGTTCCTCTCGTAAGATACGCTTAAAGCTGTATCGTTCTAACTCTAATTGATTGATATAGAACACAAGTCTTAATGTTGCTTCTGATATCTTTTGAAGTTCCTCATTGTCTGACTTCTCTTGCCACTTGCTGATTGTTTCTAAAATCTCAGCAGAATCAATCATATACTGCAACTGACTAAAATCCATATCAAGCATATAATAATTCCTACAAGTCCTATCTGTGCATAGTCTATATTCATAGCCCTAAAAACTTTTTGGCTTTAGACCACCACACATTCTGTGTGTAGTATAAGTTAAACTCTGTTTGTGTCATTACTTCTATCCTATCGCCATTGTTGACGATATAAAGTCCTGTGGGTGTTATTTTAAAAACCATGCTCTTAGTATATAAGTTAACAATAAGATATCTAAAATAGCAATCCAAAAGCATAGAGCTATCAATGCCATATACATTGTACCCTCTATGTTATTAAAGTAATTTATTAATTTTCTCATAAAATTGTTTTAATGTTATACAAATATAATAAAAAATTGTTAATAAACAACTTTCTATTTTTTCCTGTACTGAACAGAACACACAGCAAGTCTTTGGTCTGTGTTAGGATACTCTTTCATCATTGTAGGATTCCCCATACAGCGTGTCATAAAGTCCTTTCTGTCCTCTCGTGGTTTTGGTGTTGGTAATGGCATAACTATATATTTAAATGCATTATTGTATTTATCTTGTTAATGGTTTCCTGCTTATCTACAATTCCGGTATCATCGTAGTACACATAAACGTAGGGGGCGTACATTCGTGCGTAGTTATCGTTCTTTTCTTTGTGGTTTGCCTTTGCTTTGTTTTGATAAACTGTACTCATCATCTTGTATGAGATAGGTTTAATCTGTATGCCTAAGATAATGAAATCATCTTTTACAATCTCAGCATCTATGCAATAGGTGTGGTCTTTCTCAAAGTCTGTTTTAACTATATCTATGTTGGTAAACTCTGCTTTGAGTTCGTCTATGATACTAAGCTCTTGTTGGTATCCGTTCCACGTCTGTCCTATCACACGATAAAAAACATACTGCTTTACTTCCTCTAATGGTATCCATTGATTCTTTAGATGTATCCTTTGGCTTACATAGGATAATTGCTTGAAACCTACTGAGCATTTATACGAGTATTCCCAATCCTTATGCGTTTTGCTATCGTGGTATTTGTGAAAGTCGCTTATGAGCTTCATGCACTTACCTACATACTTAGTCTGAAAAAAATGATTGACACTCTTGTCTTTGTTTAGCTTTCTGTATAGGGCTTCGTCTAATGGTTGCTCATACTTGTGAGTCATATATCTTGTTTATTTGGTATATCCATTCTTTTAAACGCTTAGGCGAACAAGTGCATATTTCGTGATACTTATGAGCGTATAGGTCAGCGTGTAATTCGCATATAAGTTTGTAGTGCTTCTCGGTCATACTACCACTTGTAATCTTAGCGTAGGGTTTCCACCTATCTCTTTGCTCATCGGTCATTTGTCCTTTTGGCATCCTAAAATTTTATGTTATTCCACTTGTTTCTGCGCTCATCACACCCACAATCCTTACCCATAAGTTTGGATATTCTCTTTACTATATAACGTATTCCTGTGTATTTTGTGAAGTAAAATACTAAATCCCCTAATCCCATTCTATATTATTTTTAATTAAATCCTTAACCCTTTTGTATGTGAAATACAGAGAATAATAAGATATGTTTGTTTTACGTGCCAACTCTGCAATAGGCATACCATCGCTAATTATCTCAAACACAGTACGATCATACCAAAAGGTTTTGTCAAGCAGATTATCCATTTGCTTCATAGCAGAACAAACATCTATTTCTTTTGAATCGCCTTGCTCGTCTAAATAGTCTGCAAGGTTATCAATGTTAGTTTTTATGATTTTTTTCTCTTTTCGGTGCAGGTCAATAAATAAAGCCCTAAGAGTTCGGTAAATGTACATGTGATTGATATCATCCTCAAACGATATATCTACACCCTTTGTAATGTAGGTGTGGATTCGTATGTACATCTCTTGTACTATATCCTCAGCTATGGATTCTTTGCAGCCAAAAGATAAAACTATCCTGTGCCAATCATCGTGCTTTTCTGCAATTTTCTCAAGTGTTGTTTTCAAAATAATCTTTGTTGAGCTTTATGGTTTTCTATTCGTTTCATAGCTGCATTGTAATACTCAGGATCAAGTTCACAAGCAGTAAGGTCAAAACCTAAATTATGACACGCTATTGCTATTGAGCCACTACCTAAATGAGTATCGAGTATCTTATCATTTTCTTTAGCGTAATTCACAAGTAGCCATTCGTACAACTCTGTGGGCTTTTGAGTAGGATGTATTCTTTTAGGCATCTTATAGTCAGGCTTTGGCTTATTCAACCCCTTTGTATTTCCTAAATATGTAAAACCAAAATATCTCGCTTTATCTTTGTGCGAAGTCCACGCTAATTCAAACTCACTCATAGTTCCTATACCTTTATTTAAGCCTTTAAGTTTATGCCAACAAATCCAACTTTCAGAATGAGGAAGAACAAAATAGTTTCCGCCCCAAATTATTTGATTTTTAGACACCCTAAATAATTCGGTAAAAAAAATATCCTTTGGAATCTCATTATCCCACTCAGCAATATCAATCCCATAGGGTGGGTCAACGATAGCTAATTCAAAATACCCATCAGGATATCTTGCCATTAGTTCCATATTATCTTCGCAAGTGATTTTCAAAATGGTAAATCTGTTTGTTCTTTGGTATTGTAAGATACTAAATTTTTTCCATCTATTTCAAAACCTACATTATTCAGGATACTTCTAAACTTTACAGGATCATCTATTGGTGTTGGCTTATAATTTAACTCTTGGTTTTTCACTTTTGCTGTGTACAGGTTTGAGTATATCCAATCCGTTTCATGGTAGATGTATCTGTGTATTACAAGGAAGTCATCAGCTCTATTCATACTCATACCCCCCATCTCGCTATCAGAAGCCATAGGTGGTATAGGTTGATTAGCGTAATAATGCCCCTGAGGGTGTTTTTTCCTTAATGCTTCTGTTACAGCGTGTACACATATCCACGTAGTAATGTTATGCTGTTTGCAGAAGATTCGTATATCGGTTAGACTTTCATAGCTGTACTCATAGCTGTTTGAGTTTTTAGGGATATTCTTTTTTAAGCTGTTTAGAGGATCAATTAAAAACCCTTGATAATCCCACGCTTTCTTTATAGCAGTTGCAAGTTCTAAAAGGTCTTTATAAGTATAGGCTTTCTCAGTATCTACAAACTTAAAATGATTATATACCCAATCGTATTGCTTCTCAAAGTCCTCTTTCTCTATTTGGTTAATTGGTTTGCCCTCTGCAAACTCAATGAGCTTACGGATGAGTGCATAGGGTTCGTTTTCACTACTGAACACAAGCCATCTTACATTGTGCTTTAGTGAGTACAAAAACATCAAATAAAATACTAAGTGTGTTTTACCTGTATTGGCATGCCCCAAAACAAAATTTAGGTTTCCAAAAACGAGCCTAAAGTGGTTGTCTAATCTTTCAACCCCTAAGCGTAAACCCTCGTTTACTTTTCCGGCTCGTATATCATTAAGTTTCTTTAAGTGTTTGTCAAAGTTTATCAGCATTTGGTAAAGTTATAAAAAAAAGGGGGTGGTTAGCCCCCTATGATTAAAATGGTAAATCTGCTCTATCAGGTGCGTGTTCTTTAGCTTCGACACCCTCTGCTTGTTTGTGGATTTTCCATGCTTGTATTGTGTTAAATACTTTGACTTCCCCCTGTGGGTTAGTCCACTCACGACCCCTGAGGTTATACTGAACCTCTACATGATCACCCTCGTTGTAAGAGTCTAAAGTGATACACTTGTCATTTGAAAACACAACGCTTAATATCTGAGGATATTGCTCTTTAGTGTTTAATACAAGTTCTCTGAATTGATAATTACCTTTTGTAGTTGTTTGTCCTACTCTTTTTACTGTTCCAATAATACTACCCATTGTTTACAAAATTTATAAGTTTAGTTGCATCTGCTATAACTGTTTCAATATCTGCATTAGGACGAGATGCGTGAAAGTCCGCAGCAGCTTTAACCATACTTTGACGAACAATAATCTGTTCTCTGTTCCCTGTGGGTTGTGTTGGTATGGGTTTATTGTAGATGAGCTTCGCTGTGTTGTATTGCTCATTCGTGATTTCAAAGTCGATTATTTGTCCGACTTCCTTCTTAAATTCGCCTTTGGCTAAAAACTGATA